CGTCGGCGGCGTTGATAAAATATGGCTTGTTGAATACGAAGCCGTATCCTCCTACACTTCAGCCAGCGGCGAAGTGTCCGCATTAACCCTGAACGGGGGTAAATCGTTCTTCAAATACGAACTGCCTAAAGACACCGCAAGTTTTACCAACACCATTACCCCAAGCGTGGAGAATGGCACGGTTTTCAATTCTGCTGAATTGAATATCAAGCTGCGCAAGCTGTCCACCGCTAAGCGTAATGAGGTGAAGCTGCTGAGCGTTGCCCGTCTGGTTTCCATCGTGAAAACCAATGCAGGCGATTATTGGGCAATGGGCCTTGCACGTGGCATGGACATGACAGCAGGCAGCTTTATGACCGGTGTTGCCCTCGGTGACATGACAGGGTATGACCTGACGTTTACGCATGCTGAAAAAGAACCTCCACAAATTGTTCAATCAAGTGTTTTAACTTCGCTGAATATCAGCTAAATTTGAATCGTTTTGTGTTATGGTGTGGAAAGGCTGCCCTTCGGGGTGGCCTTTTTGCTTTACAGGTATTCCTCGCGGCACTTCGCCCTGAAGTCATTAATCACCCTTGAAACCTCGTTCAGCGCAATGCCAGTCAGGCGGTGGATTTTCCTCATGCTCATGCCAGACAGGTAAAGTTCCATCATCTTACTTTCGTACCACGGCTCGCGGCTTTGCACCGTTGCTATCGCATCCAACTTTTCCTGAACATCCGCTTCTTCCCGTTCCCGCCATTCGTCTTCATCCTCAGCAATATCCCAACCTTCAATACTATCTGTTCCAATGTTCAGGCTTCCTAAGGTTCCGTTCGGCTTGCAGAGGTTCGCAGCGCATCGAATGTAGAAAAACTCAAAGTAGCCCGCCTCATGCGCCCGTGATGCCTTTTCGCTCAACTCCGTGGCAATAAGTAGGAACAATTCCTGCTGTAAGTCTTTCCAATGCGCGGGGCTGTACTTCTTGCAGACCATCGCTGGCCATGATTCGGAGGCGAGGATTTCAACGACCGTCATTACAGTAAATTTAATTGAGCGTAATCATAATTAGTTAGGTAGTTTGACCATAATGCTTCTGTTGTTCTGAACATTGTTCCTTGCATTTCTACCATTGGCTTAAATGGCAGCCAATCGGCTTTTGTGTTTTCGCATACAATTACTTGCCCATTTCTACTCATACACCATTCAGCTAATTTACCAAAATCAATATTCTTGTTACTGCATTTGTATTCATGTCCACCGAATTGATATGGTGGGTCAATAAACCAAGTTGCTTCTACGTTTTCAAGTTCATCATAACTGCCAAGTTTTATTTCCCAATGGCGTATTTTATACAGTTGTGAAGCAATCTTTTTTAAATCAGCATCTACATTTACACCTTGCATAGTTCCTACACTATACCTTTCTCCAGTAGAGCCAGCTTGTGTAATAAATCCAAAAAACTTTTTTTCTACATCAGAAAGCAGTTTGTGGTCTTTGAATTTTTCGCCACGCTCCAATCTTGGAAGTTTTAAAATATCGGCTTCACTTGCGTTTTTAAGGTAGTTCCATACTTCTACAATCACAGGGTATTTGTCTACAAGCAAAACATCATTCTGCCAATATTTCAAACTATACCTTGCACTTCCAGCAAAAGGTTCTATTATTTTCCCATACCTTGGCTTAGGGTAATAGTCGACTATCTTTGATTTACTCCCATAGTAGCTGAACATAGTTTTTAACTTAATAGAAATAGCCCTTTCTTGTTTACCCGTGAGCAATGCAGGGCAAGTGCCAGCCCGTTCACGCAGTCATCGTGCAGCCCTTCAGGCGCATTGTAGCTTATGCCCGTGCGCGTGTGTGTCCATTCAAAGTTCATCAGTTCATCCACTATCGGGCCGTCAGGGAAAACTACCTCACGCCCGTGAATTGCGCCTGCGAGGTCTTCCATGATTTGTTGCTTGCTTGTTGAGGTGTATTTGAAGCCCTGTATCCGTGGGCAGACGCGCTGCAAGTCCTCAACAATCGGGTCACCTACGCCAGTGGAGTCAATCACGGCAGGTGTTCTGCCAACAATTCGCTGCACGGTGTCGCGTGTTGCCTTCCAGTCTAACCGGAAACGCTCAAAGAAGGCTACCTTTTTGGACGAATTTAGTCCAATTATCACCGTCCAATCTCGGGATTTTGCAAGGTCAATGCCGTACCACTCAACAGGCCCCTGCGCTAAAGGTTCGATACAGGACCGTATGTGGTCCAGTCCGAAAGGGTTTGAATCATCATCGGCGGGTTCGGCAAGGTAAAGTTCTTTAAACACGTGCGCGGGAAGGTCGCGTTCGGCCTGTTCTACTTCTTCACGTTCCAGGATGCCCGCGGCCACCGCATCCCAAGCGGTTATTTTGTGGAACTCGTATCCATCCTCCCCCTGCCTTGCGCGTTCTGCCAATCGGTAGCCCCAGTTCTTTTTCCCTTTCACGTTCCCGATAAGTTTGCATTGCCCGCGTGTTTTGGTCAGCGTGGAACGCAGCGCGAACCAGGCTTCTTCGCGGGCGCGGGTGAACTCATCAAACACGGCTGCATAAACGTCGTCACCGTAAAGGTTGTCGGGCTTTTCGGCTGACTTAAATTCTATCATTGCGCCCGTGGGCAAGGTTAAACGCAGTTTACTTTCGTTCGCATCAAACAACCGTTCTGAGCATTGCTGCTTAAACCTGCGGAACGCGATTTCTGCCTGCCCATACACAGGCGCAACCCACCAAAAGGACTGCCCTTTCTTTCCCTGAAGTGCCTTTTCAAACAGCCACACAATATGCGAGGCGGTCTTGCCGGCCTTCGTGGATGCAGCGGTCACGGTATAACGTGCTGTGCTGTCGAGGATAGCGATTTGATAGGGTGCAAGGGGCGGGCGGTTGTACTTTATCTTCATAGCAGTTCCCCTAATAGTGCGCTCATGTAGGCCTCATAACTCAATTTGCTGGCCTTGTTCAGCCTGTCGGCGCGTTCTTTATCAATCGTCTTCAGAAGGGCGGCATAATTGAAGAACTCCATCAGAGGCATCGCCATTACCGCGTCCATCTTCGTTAAGTCCTTGCCTGCCATTCTGTAAAACATTCCTAACCAGTCATTGCCTGCTTCCTCAGCTTCTTCTCCTGCTGCTGGAAAAAGGTGAGGGAAACTTTCAATAATTCGGGTAAGAGCGTCGAAAAAAAAAGCGCGTAAGGGTAGGCTTGCCCAACAGGCATTTTTTGCATGATTAATTGCGCTTTTCGCTGAAATTCGGCTGCGCTGCGTGATTTATCATACCGAATGTCCACCCAGCGAAACCACTTTCTTTCCTGTTCAATCATCAAGCACGCAATCACCTGCGGCATATTTTGAATGAACTTTCCATCCGCTGCCACCACCTGAAGCGTGGCGTATTCTCCGGCGGAAACCTCAGCGGGGTTCGTAACTATTCGATACCACTTGCCGCCTAACTTGAAGCGTCTGCGTTTTGGTTTTTTGGAAGGGTATTCGTTCAGGAAGGTAAGTTTGCGATAGGCTGCGATGCGCTCGGTGTGCGGCTGCTTTTCGATTTCTTCGATGTGCTGATTGGAAAGAACCGAAAGGATTTGGTTCATTATTTCCTCAGCGTCAAGGTCACTACGCTGCCTGAGTAGATCCAATTCATGCAGCTGCGCTAAATTGACTTCATTCCAGCTTTTAGGATAACGCATAAGCGAAGTTACGACAAAAAGCAAGTTTCCCCATTATAGGAAATGCTCATCATTGACACCACTCAACTGAGTACACTATATGTAACGGCCACGGAGAAAGTGACCCTTAACCCTCCGTATTACTTCCTGCTGTCGTTGAACAACCGTGAAGAACGCGACATCACCTATAACGTATTGGTGACTGATTTGAGCAGCTTTCCCACGCGTTACAATCAATTCAACATAACCACGGCGCAGAGTGCGAATTGGGAAAAGGGTGAGTACGAATACACGATTTATGCGCAGTCAAGCAGCAGCAACACCGACCCAACACTTGCAAACCAGTCCGTGGAAACGGGCATATTGAAGATAAAATGAAAGTAGAATTTCAGCGCATAAATTTTGCAGTCGCACCCCCGCCAAAGTTCAAAGAGGCACGTGGGCAAGAATGGTACGAATACGGACAAAAAAACAACTTCCCGGCGGTTATTCTTGACCTATACAACAGCAGTTCGCTGCACAACGCGATTGTAACCCAAAAGGCGCATTTCATAGCCGGGAAAGAAACGGCTGTTCGTGTTGAAGGTACGGTAGGCGAAAAGGTAGGCGCACAGAAAGCACTTGAGGTGGCGAACCCTTACGAATCGTGGCAGGACATCAAATACAAGGCTTCGCTGGATTTGGAAAACTTCGGAGGCTTTGCTTTCCAGGCCATCTGGAACGCACCAGGAACACGCGTGCTTTATTGGTATCATCTGCCGTTTGACAAGTGCCGCGTGAACAAGGACGCTTCTAAGGTGTGGTATTCGGACGATTGGAACGACAAGCGCGAAGAGCGTCTGGAATTTCCCGCGTTTGATTTGGAAAAACCCGGAGGCACTCAGGTGTTGTGGTTCAAACAATACCGCGCAGGCGAAGGAGTTTACCCTTTGCCGGATTGGTATCCGGCCAGAACATACATCGAAATCGACACGAAGATTAGCGATTTCCATTTCAACAACATTTCAAACGGATTCAGCCTTGGCAAAATCATCCAAATTTTCAAAGGCGAACCGACTGAAGACATCAAAGCGGAGTTTGACCGCAAGTTCAAAGCCAACACCACAGGCACAGAAAACGCAAACGGTGTACTGATTTCGTGGATGGAAAAGGGCGAAGACCCGCTTCAGGTTGTGGACTTGATGCCGGGCGACTTCGACAAACAATATCTTCAACTTTCCGAAACCGTACGTGATAACATCTTCTACGCACACCGCGTAACTTCCCCGATGCTGTTTGGTGTTCGTGTTGAGGGCGCATTAGGTGGGCGTAACGAACTGAAAGAAGCATACGAAGTGTTCGACCGTGCATACGTTGCCCCAAAACGAACCCAGATGGACAAAGTGCTAACCACCATGTTTAACGCAACAGGTAAGGAAGGCGAATTGTACACCATCGCTGCCGAACCTGCCGGAGAAGATGCGGTGCAGCTGTTTACCGCTGGCATCATGACGCGGGATGAAGTGCGCGAAAGCCTTGGCCTTAAGACAGAACAACCCGTGGCCATGTCTGCTCAAAACCCTTTCGGATGGAACGACGAAGCAGATAAGGCTGTTTTTCGCAAATACGGACGCAGCGCGGCTGAGTTTGAGGAACTGCCTGAAACCTTCGCTGAACTGACTAACCCAGAATTGCGCCTTGTGGCGGTGATTCGCGACAACCCTAAAGCAACACTTGAAGAACTTGCAAAGGGCGCACGGCTGACCACTACCGAAGCAGCCAACATCCTCAAAACCATGCAGGCTAATCGGCTGATTGAATGGACGAACACGGAAATCAAAATCACGGACAGCGGGGCGCGTTCAATTTCAGACAGCGGCGGCCTTGATACAGAAATCTTCGTTCTGTACAAGTACGGCAAAAACCCCGATGTGGGCGGGCCGTTGCTGCTCGATACCTCACGGGACTTCTGCAAGTTTCTTGTAGAGGAAAACAAACTATACAGCCGCGAAGAAATAGACGCAATGAGCCGCGAATTAGGTTACAATGTATGGCAGAGGCGCGGAGGCTGGCGCACGATTGCAGGGACTAACACCCACGTCCCGCAATGCAGGCATATTTGGGAATCTAAACTATACAGGAGGACAATTCGATGAGTTTTAAGTACTTTATAGACACGGTGTACATTAAAGAAAATACGCCGATACAGGACAATTTAGACCCTAAACTCATTCAAATGTCCTTGCAGGAAGCGCAGGAAGTAACCCTACGCGACACCATCGGCAGCGACCTGTACAACGAGATTTATTCGCAGTTCCCGAGCAGCCTGAGCGCGGATAATACTACTTTGCTAAACGACTACATCAAGCCAGTCCTGAAGTATTCCGTGCTTTACGAAGCAGTCCTGCCACTAACCTACAAGTTCATGAATAAATCAATCATGAAGCGCGATGGCGAAAACATGACCTCGATCTCCATGGAAGAAATGGTCAAAATTGAGCAGCGTTACGCGCAGAAACGTGACCACTTCATAGAGCGCATGAACAAGTACCTTTGCACCTTCCCTGAACTTTACCCAAAGTGGCAAAACCCTGACCCAGATGCAATCGACAAACCTAATAAATTCGGTCAAAACCTCGGCTTCTATTTTGAAAAGTAAGGCGTGGCGCAAAAAGAACGAAGAGAAACTAAGGAAGTTCCTAAATGACGTTAAACCAAATAATTGCAGCGATACGCAGGGCAGGTGAGAATCACAAAATGATTCGCTCCGTGGCATTCGGGCCGGAATATGACCTTGTGGCTGACGGCGGTAAAGACAACTATCCCCTGTTATTTGTCATTCCGGACACCACCACCATGCTTTTTGATATGTCCACGGACGACAAAGAGAAAACTTATTCGTTTGTGATGTCCGTCATGGACCGTCAATTTGAAGACAGCACGAATCAGATGGAGGTTTTGTCCGATACGTTACAAATTCTGGAAGACATCATCAGTTCGCTGCAATACATCTACCGTGATAGCCGCGTAAACTTCGCGGTAAACGACGACGCTTTGCCGTTCTTCGACGCGCACGGGGATGTGGTGGCAGGGTACACGATTAGAATGGAAGTAGGTGTTCCGGCCAACAGGGACTTTTGTTCCGTTCCTTCCAACGACTTCGCTTTCCCGAACATTGACCAAGACATTTTAATAATCGACGGTGGTTACTACAATTCCACCTACTCGCTAACTATTGACGGAGGTGTTTCATGAGCAATTACATAACGATAAAACTGAAGCGCGGCACGGCTGCGCAATGGACAAGCACGAACCCTGTTTTAGCAGAGGGCGAAGTCGGGTTAGAAACAGATACCCGCAAATTCAAAGTTGGCACAGGGGCGGCGGCGTGGAACTCCCTGCAATACTGGGGCGGTAGCGGTGGCGGGGCTGCTGATTTTACTGATTTGGGCGATGTTCCTCCTTCATACACGGGACAGGCGTCGAAATTCGTCAAAGTAAAAGCAGATGAAAGCGGGCTTGAATTTGGCACTCTGACCATCGCAGCAGGCGATTTGCCCTCTGGAATTGACGCGGCGAAGATTGCAGACGGTTCAGTTTCCAATACTGAATTTCAGACGCTTAACGGGGCAAGTGCGACCTTCACAAGCGCGAAAGATTCTAAGCTGGCAGGCATAGAGGATAACGCAGACGTGACCGACGCAGCCAACGTAGCAGCAGCAGGGGCGGTGATGGAAAGCGATTACAACACAGCACATTCGGTGCTTGTGCAGCAGTCCGGCAGCGGTTCACCTGTAGCGGTTCACCTCGGAAATAACACCATTTTAGGCAAGTCAGGCGGCGGCAATATTGCAGCCTTGTCGGCATCTCAAGTGCGCAGCCTTATTAACGTGGAAGATGGTGCTGATGTGACGGACGCGGCCAACGTGGGCAGTGTCCTGAACGCGGCCACTGCTAAAACAACCCCTGTCGATGCTGACACCATCCCATTGAGCGACAGCGCAGCATCGGGCGGTTTGAAAAAACTTTCATGGGCGAACCTGAAGGCAACGGCAAAGGCGTATTTTGACACCGTCTATGCAGCTATTGTACACACCCATGTAATAGGCGATGTGACTAACCTCCAGACCACGCTGGACGGCAAGGTTGATGAAAACGCGGCCATTACCGGAGCGACAAAAACCAAGATAACCTACGATGCTAAAGGGCTGGTAACGGCCGGCGCAGATGCAACAACAGCCGACATCGCAGACAGCACCAATCGCCGCTATGTAACCGACGCACAACTTACCGTTATCGGCAACACGTCAGGCACGAACACGGGTGACCAGACCATTACTCTAACCGGAGATGTAACAGGCAGCGGCACAGGCTCTTTTGCGGCCACAATAGATAAGACCGCCATTACCGGAAAAACAACTGTAACAGCGGCAACAGGTGACCTTGTGCTGATTGCTGACGCCTCCGATTCAAACAACCTGAAGAAGGTAACGGTGGACACTATCGCAGCACTTGCCGGCGGCGGTTCAATTAGTGACGGCGATAAGGGCGACATAACTGTAAGCAGCAGCGGCACGGTGTGGACGGTAGATAACGACGCTATCACGTACGCAAAGTTGCAGAACGTATCGGCTGCATCGAAGTTGCTCGGGCGCGGTTCGGCAAGCGGTTCTGGAGATGTTGAAGAAATCACGCTCGGCACAGGGTTGTCGATGTCCGGCACGACATTGAGCGCAACGGGCGGCGGCGGCGGTGGCGACCTGACCACGCTTTATGAAAGCTACACACAAACAGGCCCAGTAAACAGCACCACAGAAACGGCGGTGTTCAGCTATGCGCTTCCTACCGACCTCGTAGCAGGTGACATGATTGAGGTTGATATGGTGGGCACGGCGAAGAACAATTCAGGAGGCACGCGAACCTTTGACATCAAGTGGAAATTGGGGGCAACAACCATCCTCAATCACAATATCGGATTTACAGCCAGCGCAACCGAGCGAACCTTCAGCAGCAAATTTCGCGTTTACATCGTCAATCCCGCAAATTCGCAAAAAGCAGGTGTGTTTGGCATGGGCCGCGATGCAGCACCGGGCACATTCTTAAGCCCCAGCACAGGCGAACATCCATTTAATGGTACAGGCTATGGCACAGCAGCCGAAGACTTGACCTCGGCCAAGACATTGCAGGCTACCGTGCGTTTCTTAATTGCCAACGCTGATCTTTACATTTATTGTCAGGCGGTAAAAATTACTAAAATAGCAGCAGCATGATTTACGTTGATATAACAGGGGCTATTTCCCCGATAGAAAAAGAAGGATTCTTCCCCGTGTACGACGGGGCAATGCCCGAACCTGCACCATGCACAACAGCTGTTCCTGACCGCCTCCAATGGCACGAAGACGGTTACTGGGTGCAGTTGTACAAGCTGTCACCATTGCCGCTATATTCGGCCGGCGAATGGCTCAACCTGCACGGGGTTGGCAGCAACAACCAACCAACCCTAATGTATCTACGCATGAAGCTCGACGCTGCTGGAAAGTCAAGCGATAAGCTGGATGAATTGGAACAATACCTTCAGGGAGTTCTTGCGGCCTACGCGGCTGACAATTCCCCGCGATGCGATTGGGGCGCACCTCCTGTGAGTTATTACGATGCGGTGAAAGAAGCGATGGAGGTTTTACAGTCATGACGAGCGAAAGCAAAGTGCTTGCATACGTTGCGCTGCCACCGATTGCCGTTTACCTCACCGCGGCTGGCATTGAACTGAAGCTGGTGTATGGCTTGGCTGCTGTCATGTTCATGGACATCTTAACGGCAGTGGTGATGTGGCTCAGGATTGACCCTGCGAAGATTCGCAGCAGGGTGCTGAAGAACGGATTAACCGAAAAATTTGCATCATTGATTCCCGCGATAATTTGTTTTATCGTGCTTTTAGCTATTGACCGCGACGCATCGGCCCTGGTGAATGGCTACCTTACTATTCTATTAATTGCGGAGGGGTACAGTGCAATAAGCAATGCGCACAACGCCTACACTCGCGAACACAAAGAAGAATTTGACGCAGTCAGCGCGGTACTGGCAGCGGCGCGTAAACGGATATTCAATACTTTGCAGAAACTTATCCGTACATTTGTTGAAGATGGACAAGATAACGCTGGAAAGAATTAAGCTACTCCATCCGGCACTGCGCGAAGAAGCAACGAAAATCTACGCTGACATCTGCGCAGCCATGCCTGCGGGTGTTGTGTGCCGGTTTACTCATACCCTACGCACCAAGGCAGAACAGGACGCGCTGCATGCACTCGGACGAAGCAAACCGGGCAAGGTAGTAACCAACGCGCGCGGCGGCTTTTCGTTCCATAATTACGGCGTTGCGATTGACTTTGTGCTGTTGGTAAATGGCTCTGTATCGTGGGCGGTAGATAAGAACTGGATGGCGGTAATAGCCATCTTTGAAAGTTACGGCTGGGAATCTGGCCACCGCTGGAAGTTTCGCGATTCGCCACACGTTCAAAAGACGTTCGGCAAAACCATTAGGCAACTGCTGGCCAGCGGCAAACAATATCCAGACCTATGAACCAACACCACATCCAAGCGCAGCGCAGAATGGCAATTTATGAGCAACACCGCGAGGAACTCGAAGCAATGCCGAAGCGCACGGCGGGACGGTGGCTGTCAATGAATTACCCGCGTGAGTTTGGGAACCTTGAAGCAGGGCGGGATTTCATCCGCTCCATAAATGGCGCACGGGGCAAAAAGTCAAAACAATATCTTGGAATGAAAACCATAGAAAACAAATCCACCATCGCTGAAGGGCTGGCGAAGCTGCGCGCCTTTGAAGAAAACAAGGCGCAACCCATCGTGCTGACTGATTGTGAAATTCTGGTTCTGTCGGACATCCACCTGCCCTTTCATGACCTGCCATCGCTGACAGCAGCAATTGAATACGGCGAAGCGCGGCAGCCGGATGTTGTCTTACTCAACGGTGACATCCTCGACTGCTACGACATTTCCAGATTCATGAAAGAACAGGACCGCCCCACCATTACAGATGAAATCGCGATGGGCATCGAGTTTCTGGAATTACTCCGGCAGGCGTTCCCATCGGCCCGAATAATTTACAAACTCGGCAACCACGAAGAGCGGATGAGGCACTATATATTGAAGAATGCGCCGCAATTCGGCAACCTCAAGGCATTGGAATTTGAGAGCCTGCTGCAATTTGAGCGGCTGGGCATAGAGCGGGTGAACAGGGAAATCATCAAAGCGGGAAAGCTGAACATCCTGCACGGTCATGAGATGGGCGAAAGCGTTTTTTCTCCCGTGAATCCTGCAAGGGGGTATTTTCTCAAGGCCAAAGCCAATACATTAGTAGGCCATTACCACCAATCCTCACACCACAGCGAGGGCGATTTGAACGGAAACAAAGTTGGAGTGTGGTCCACCGGTTGCCTGTGTTCACTTTCCCCAGAGTATCGGCCCTTCGCGTACACCAAGTGGAAACACGGCTTTGCTTATGTGACCGTGGAAGCGGATGGCACTTTCCAAGTTGAGAATAAAGAAATCATAGATGGACGCATTTTCTGACCTTTCGGCGATTGTAACCATCAACCACGGCGGGCACGGTGCAAGCGCGGTAATCAAAGCACCTGCCTTTGCAGATGAAGTAGTAAGGGCGTTCTTTGCTCAGGCCATCGCGGTGGGGTTTCATTCTGATAGCCTGCTGAACGCTATGGAAACGCTGTTAGAAGAGTTCCGAGGCGATGTATTCATGGAGGTAGATGATGAAGAATAGTTATCTTTGCGCCACATTATGCACAAAAACATAATTCAATCATCAGGAGAACAACAACAAAAACAAAGTATTACTACAAAATATATTGTTAGAACCATTGATAATAGTATGGCTATTGAATGGTTAAAAAAAATACATTATGCTAAAAGATTACCTATTATGGAAATCGTTTTTGGTATATTTGACGATGACTTAGTACTATCTGGAGTTTGCGTATTTTCTCCTGCCCCTTCAAGATTTTGGAACAATGGGGGTAAATTATTTAATGATAAACATTATATTAAAGTAATGGAATTAAGTCGTTTATGTTTAAAGGAAAATCATGAAAAAAATTTAACCTCATATTTCGTTAGTCAATGTTTAAAAAAACTGCCTAAACCTAATGTAGTGGTTTCTTATGCTGATAAGAATCAAAATCATACAGGTTATATCTATCAGGCGTGTAACTTTATTTATTGCGGAGAAGCAGAACCTAAAAATAAATCAATGGATTTTTTCTTATTTGGGAAAAAATATCATGGTAGAAATATGAATTTAGAATTTACTCGAAAAATGCTGGGTAAACTATATAATGAAAATTTGCACTGGAAGGAAAATATATTAGCCATTGGTGGTCAAATAGTAAAACAAGAACCAAAACATAGATATATTTTCATAAACGCAAAAAACAAAAAACAACTAATCAGAGATATGATATACAAACCTGAATCATATCCAAAAAACGTAAATAAAAATTATGAAATAAATCATAATGTTGCAATTCAGCGAGTATTATTTTAATAATTAAGTGATATGAAGAATAAAGGCTGCGGCGCGCACATTGCCTACGCAGGGCTGGCCATGATTGCGCTAATGCTTGCTTCCTGTTGGACACCTAAGAGGTGCAACAAGGCCCTGCTGCGCTGCGGCATTGTTTCAGACACGGTGCAGGTGTGGGATTCAATCTACCTTGAGCGGGCCATAACCGATACCCTGCTGCGGTGGGATTCGCTGCGCCTGCATGACACCATCACCATAGAACAGGACAGGGTAAGAGTTAAGATTGTGCGCCTACCAGGTGAGCGGCTGTTCGTGCAGGGCGAATGCAAGGACACGGTGGTGAGATACGTTCGGCAGGTGGTGAAGCCTGTGAAGCGGGAACAATTTATTCCCGTGTGGGCATGGGTGGTAATGTTTCTGCTGCTGATGTTCGCCATCCGCAAGAGAAATTGATAATTTTTTTTCATTCGTAATGCGCTGATTGTCAATCAGTTAGCGTTCAGCCGCAAAAATAATTAACTTATTTTGTGCAAAAGTGCTTGCAGTTGTGGAAATCGCTTGTATCTTTGCTATACCAATAACGACAGACATGAACAACACAACAATCACTACCGACTTCATCACCGCAGTATGCACCGAGGCTAAGCGCGCTAACGGCGGATGGCTGGAAATGAACAACATCCCTACCTGTGGCGTAGGATTCAGCATCACTCCTTACGAAGACAAGACCGTAATTAAGTTTGACCGCATGGTGACTACCCCCAGCGGACAGACTGGAAACCGCTTCCGTATCCTTCCAGTTAGCAAGCGTAAGCCAGACGGCGAATTTTCTAAATTACGCTAATAATGACCGACTATAACACATGGATTGCACACATCCGCGCAGAGCGTAGGAAGTGCGCTGAAAAGCTGGCGCAGTACGGTGATAAGCCGGTTGTTAGCGCACAGGAGCGGAAACGCATAGAAGAAAAAACAAGAGTAACAATTCACACAACGTTTGGCAGCTAAACGAGGTGGCTGATTATACCTCGAAACTTAATACAAAGAACAATGGATAATTTAAACA